GCAGAATCAGCGGGGGACATCTCCCCTGCAGCGACCGGTCCGGATCCGGCTGCAACCACAGTCGGCACCGACACCATGTCGATCAGCAAATCCCGCAGCTGTACCTTCTACTGGGAAGGCGAAGAGCAGAAGGGGCTGGGCGGGCTGTACAACAAGATCCTCATCGATCAGTTCGCGCAGTGCATGCGCACGCTGGTCAACGAGGTCGAGACCGATCTGGCAGCTTTGTACATTGCAGCCAGCCGGGCTTATGGCACGGCCGGTACCACCCCCTTCGGCACCAACCTGGGTGAGGCAGCCCAGTTGCTGAAGATATTGAAGGACAACGGCGCGCCGCAGAGCGATCTGCAGCTTGTGCTCAACACCACGGCAGGGGCAGCCCTGCGCACGCTGACCCAGCTCACCAAAGCCAACGAGGGCGGCGGAACTGATCTGCTGCGCCAGGGCGTGCTGTTGGACATCCTGGGCTTAGCAATACGCGAGAGCGCGCAAGTCAAGAGCCACACCAAAGGCACAGGGGCAAGTTACCTGGTGGACCTGGTAGCAGGGTATGTTGCCGCTACCACAACCTTTCACGTCGACACCGGGACCGGGACGTTCGTGGCTGGCGATGTTGTGACCAATACCATATCGGGCCGCGACACAAACAAATATATCGTCAAGACCGGCTTCGCCGGGGATGGTGACGGTGACGTGGTTCTGGCGAACCCCGGTTTGAAAGTTGCCTGGGTCAACAACGATACGCTCTCTATCGGTAACAGCTACGCAGCTAATATGGCGTTCAGCCGTTCGGCAATCAGCCTGCTGATGCGGGTGCCGGCGATGCCCGAAGGCGGGGATGCAGCCGACGACGTCACCGTGATCACCGATCCGGATACCGGGATCAGCTTCCAGGTGGCGATGTACCGGCAGTACCGCCGGATTGCGTTCGAGGTCGGTCTGGCCTGGGGCGTAAAGGCGAATAAACCCGAAGGTATCGCTCTCCTGCTTGGCTAAGGGGAGGGTACGGATATGGCGAACATTCTGACGGCAGCGGAGGCTGCTCAGGTTTTGCGTTGTGCTGCGGATGAAGCGCTGATGCTGGCGCTGCTGCCGTCAGTGGATGCCTATATCAGAAACGCCACCGGGCACGATTGGGCGGCTGACACCACGATCCATAACACGGCAAAAGCGGCAGCCCGGATCCTGATCACGCTATGGCACGAAAACCCGGCGATGATCGGGGTAGAGAGCAGCCTGCATCATGGGATGCGGGCGGTACTTTCACAGCTGGAGGCCCTGGCGCTGCGCTACAGGTTCTTCGAGGGACTGCCCAGCTCCGGATACATCACAATCACCGGGGTAAAAGAAGGTGACACGGTGGAGGAGCTGGTCGGGCTGGTGAACGCTATCGGAGACCAGTCGGCGAAGTTTGCCGCCTTTATCGAGTTCGACGGTCTTTTGGAGCAGACCAGCAGCGCTGACCTGGAGGATATGTACTTCAGGGCGCTCATCCTCCCACTGGAGGACCAATGAAAATTGGCAGCCAGATCACCAACCCGGGTGAACTGCGCACGCAGATTACCCTGCAAACGCGCAGCGTTACCACGTCTCCCGGCGGGTTTCAGGTGCCGGCATGGACCAACCTGGCAACCGTCTGGTCGAGGTGGACCAACGCGCATGGGTCTGAGGTCTGGACGGCCGAATCCATCGGGGCGGAGTCGCCGGCGACGGTGCTGATCCGCTACCGGGCGGGTGTGGACACGACCTGTGCGGTGCTGAAAGGCTCGGACCGCTACGAGATCGTCTCGGTGGATAACATCCATGAGCGATCGGAATATCTTGAATTGAAAGTACGACGGATGGAGGCGGGCTGATGGCTGTTCGGGCGAAGATCACGACCACAGGCCTGGAGGAAACGCTCGAAGCGCTGGCTAATATGGGCAGAGATGTGGACATCATGGTCGACCAGGCGCTGGAGGCCGGCGGCGGTGTACTGCTGGAAGGCATGCAGCGCCGGGTGCCAAAAGATACGAGGAATTTGGAGAAGCACCTGGCACTCGAGGGACCTATCCAGGATGGCAATTACCATTACATCCTGGTGGGGATGGAGAGAGGCATCGATGCCGAGACGGCCCGCTATGGGAACTCCCAGGAGTACGGGACGTCGAGCATGGCGGCGCAGCCGTATATCCGCCCGACGATCGACGAGGACCTAAGGAAGGCGCGCCGGGAGATGCTGGACGTTTTGAAGAAAGCTGGAAAATGAACATCTGGGATGCTGTATCCGATGCGCTGGCTACTCTGGGGGTACCCAGGGCCTCGAGTGTGTATATCGGCGAGCTGCCGGACGAATTTATGGTTTACCAGCTCATCTCAAGCCCGCCGGAGCAGCACGCCGACGACCTGGAAACGCTGAGGAGCTACCGGATGCAGGTCAGCTACTATAACCGCTCGGGGCTGGGAGGCCTACCTGCGATCGCTGAAGCGATGGTGGAGGGAGGCTTTACACTCGGACCGCAGCGGGAGATCCCGTACAACCGGGATACACGACATTTCGGCCTGGCGATGGAGTTCGTTTACGTCCGGGACCAGGACTATGAAGATTTCAGTTTATGAGGAGTCAAAATGACTATTAACGCAAATGAATATAAAAGTCGGATTGGCCTGGACTCGGTGTACGTGGCAGCAGTGGACACCGATTCAGACTCGGGCTACTCGGCTGAAGCGCCAGAGTATCTGGCCCCGGCTGCAGAAGCCAGCCAGGAGCCGACCACCAACATGGTGACGCAGTACGCCGACGACGCGCCATACGACGTGATGACCAGCGAGGGCGAAACCAAGATAACGTTGCGGATCACAAACATCCCGCCGGAGCTGTACGCACGGATCACCGGGGCAGTGTTCAACGTTGCCACCGGCCGGGTGTATGACGTCGCCGGCACACCGCCCTATTATGCGCTGGGCTTCCGCTCGCTCAAGTCGAACGGCAGCTACCGGTACTACTGGTTCCAAAAGGGCAAATTCAGCGTGCCGAAGGAAGAGACCGTCACTCGCGGCGAAACCCCGGATCCGAAGCTGCTAGAGCTGATCTACACCGCCATCAAGACCACCTACGAGTTCGACCTGGGGTCGAAACTTGGCGGGGTCAAACGGGTTTGGGGCGATGAGGATACCACGAACTTCAGCTCGACGAGCTGGTTCGCAGCCGTGCAGACGCCGGAAGGCGCCGCACCGACTTCGATCTAGGGGAGCTATGAACCAACCAATCAAGCTGACCCTGTATGATCCGCAGACCGACGAAGTCAAAGCCGAGCACACCCGCATGTTCGTGCCGTGGAAGATCCTGAAAGCCTCGGTCCGCCTGACGAAGGAAATGAACAAGGAACAGCCGACCGAGGAGGACCTGGACCAGATGGCTGCCCTTATCGTGGAGGTCTTCGGAAACAAATTTTCTGTTGACGAGCTGAATGAGGGCGCCGACGTGGGCGAGATGATGGCCGTGTTGAAAGCGGTGATCAGCCATGCATCAGGAGGGATAAGCGCTGGAGCCCCTTTTCCGAAGGGGTAGGGCCTGCGAATGGACAGACCGGTACAGACTTCCTGGTGGATCTGGAAATCTCGCTCGTAAAGGCATTGGGCTGGTCTCTGGCGGACATCGACTGCACGGACGTGGAAAGCCTGATCCCTTTCCTGAACCGCTTTAATAGCGGAGGGAAAGGACAAGCTGCATCGAAGATCTACTGCGATGACCCGCAGGCGGACTGGTTGTTGAGGTGAGATGAAGGCGCATACCTACTTTTGCAGTCCACACCAGAACAAGGAACGGGCTTACGTGGCAGCCCTGGCGGAAGCCGGGTACCACGCAACCCCGAACGTGCGGCAGCGGCTGGCTTTTGCGCTGTACGACCTGGACGTAAGGCACCGGATCCCGACGCTGGAGGAGTTGCGCAGGCGCGGAGTACCGATATTTATCTATCCTCATTCAGCGCGTCCGATGGTGCAGTGGGACGGGATGCATGCGGTCTGGCCACACAGTCGGGCAGCGTTCGTGATCGCTGAGGGTCACCGGGAGGTGATGGAGCGTTTCGGATACCCGATCCCAATGGAAGTGGCCGGATGGACGTTCTGCCCGATCCTGCCTTTCCAGCCAATAGAAAAACCAGAATGGATCCTGTTCGGGCCGATCCACCCCTCGGCGAGCGGATGGATGGCGGAGGTGGATATCGATCTCAACAAGAAAACCTTCGAGCGGCTGCGGGCGTACTGCCGGGAAACAGGCGCCAGGCTGACCGTGCGGTACATCAAGAAGCTGGAGTTATGCGGATTGAAGAGGCTACCGGGCGTCGATTACGTGCTG